GTGTTGGGCAGCTGCTGAAAGCCGCTCGAATGCTGGAGGCAGAAGCCGCTCGACGTGACAAGCAGCAGAACAAAGCGAAACGACAAACCTGATGAGGAGGTGATCCAGTAGATGCCCAGCGCGAAAAAATATGACGGTGGCAGCAACTCCAACTCTGGAGGTGGCAAGCGTGCCAGCAAGTCTAACAAAGGTGGTATGAAGAAAGCGGGGAAGAAGAAGTCTGGCACCCCGAGCCGCAAGATGTGGTAAAGGTCCTGCACGCCTTTTCACGATCACGTAGCACTGCACAACACTCACACGCGATAGGCTGCGACAATGCCCGAAGAAAATGTAGAACAACAGGCACCGGCAGCTGCGCCCGATAGCGCAGCGGGGAGCACGCCTACTCCCGATCCCGAGCCCGAGATTCGGTTTGCGTCGGCTGACACGATAGATCAGCCCGATCCCGGTTCGGAAGCCCCTGTTGGTGACGAAGGATCAGGCCAGGTCCCGTCGTTCCGACTCAGGGAAGAATCTGCACGCAGGAGAGAGGCCGAGCAAGGTTACCTCTTGATGCAGCAGCAGAATCAGCTGCTGCAAAATCAGCTGGTGCAGACGCAGAACCAACAGCCGGAGACACCTTCGACCGGAGAGATGGATGAACTGCAACGACCGTTCGGAACGGATGAGGATGGTCAGCAGGCATACCAGGCTGTTCGAGGTGTGGCGAATCACGTTGCACGCGAAACAGTCGATGACCTCCGCGGCGAAATTCGGCAGGAGCTGCAATCGGAGTTCGACACGAAGCTCGGCAGCGTGACGGCATCGATGCAGATGGCTGAAGAGCTGGCAGGAATGAAGGCTCGTGGTCTGATCGATGATACGGCTGAGAAGGAAATCAGCAGACGGATGGGTGGTGCGATACGGGAAAATCCGGCCTGGGGACAGCAGAGCAATCAACGGCATCTGCTGAACCAGGTATGGACGGATATGCTCCGCAATGGAGATATCAAGCCGACAACGCGCCCGGCGACACCAAACGGAGGAGGCACCAATCCTCTTCAGCCTGGCGCACCTCGTGCTACCGAGCAGCAGCTGAGAGACAACAACGACGCTCAGCTGCGCGATATCCAGCAACGCTTCCCGAGGCAGTTTGGGAAGATGACCATCGAGCAGCTGCGTGATCTCGGTGGAACGATGGGAACGCCCCAGGGTCAGCCCCAGGTGGCGCAACCTGTTACCGAGATGCAGCAGACGCAACCCGCTTTTCAACGGACGTTTGTCCACACCCGAGACGAGGGTTAAATGGCGACTACAACGCAGCAGAAGAAAGCCAGGGTCGTCACGAAGCCGTCCGTGTCGGGACTGTGGGCAATGACCAAGCTGGACCCCAATGCCGAGGGCAACATCGAGTGCCCGTTTTGTGGTTGGCAGGCGACGTTCGGGGAAGTCGACGAGCAGAAGAATGCCGTTGGACATCACCTGGACCAGGAGCACGAAACGAAGCTGGAGTTTGCCCGGTTGCACTGGACGGAATTGGGATGGGATGCATACACGAAGCTGAAGGACATCGAAGCCCGAGAAACACTGGAGGAGTTCAACCCAACGGGCATGGATGTGACCGACGACTTCGAAGACTTCGACTACCTCTATGTCGCTGACGAGATCAAGGACAAGGTCCGAGGTCGAGGTGGCGAGCTTCGGTGGGTGACGGCCAAGAACGTCGACCGATACAAAGATCGGGGAATGGTCATGGTCGAGCGCGGGGACGCAGATATGCCGAACCAGCACTCGCACGAAGACACGTCAGCTCGCGCAAACGAGCTGGTACTGATGGAGGTTCCCAAGCAGCTGAAAGAAAAGCGCAACGCACTCAAGCGGGAGATGGTTCGACGGCAGGGCGAAACCGTCGCCAGGCAGGAGAACCGCGAGAACTCGCAGAGTGATTTAGGCAGGAACGCATACGACTACTACCGGAGGCAGGGGATGCCGCACGAAAATGCCATGCGTCTGTCACGCACAGTAGAAAAGCGTGTCGACTCTGGCGATGCAGCATTGCCAACTCCGGTCCCTGGCGAAAATCGATATACGCATAGGAGATAGAAAAAGCGATGGCAAATGCAGATACCCCTAATGGGTTTTTGGCGACGCCTTTGCTGCGAGCGAGACCATACAGTGTCGATGCCAGTAACTCCACGGCACTGTTCATCAACGATCTCGTCAAGTACGAGAACGACGGCAACATCACGCCAGCTGATGCCGGCAGTGATTACATCTTCGGCGCGACCCTCGACCTTCTTGCTGCCTCGACAGCAGGAACCGTCGCTGTCGCAGACCATCCGCAGCAGGAGTATCACGCCCAGGATGATGCCGCAGCAACGGGAGCGCAGACTACCATTTTCCAGAACTGCGATCACGTAGCCGGAACAGGTTCGTCTACCACGAACCTGTCGGGTCACGAACTCGGTTTTGGCAGCCTGGCAGCGACGGTGGCGACGTGCCGCATTCTCGATGTCGTAGCAAATTCAGCAAACTCGGCAGGAGACAATGCCGTTTGGAGAGTTCTGCTTAACGAGCACGCCCATAACTACAAGGGCGCGGTCGTTTCTAATACTGGTATCTAACGTCTTTAGGAGGATTGGATAATGCCAGCAGTAGCAAGGACTGCCAACTTCCCGAATGATACCACTCTACGCGGTATACACATGATCGTGTATCAAGCGTGGTCTCAGCGGGACCCCGTTGGTAGGTCAATCTTCAATACCTATGACTCGACACAGATCCGTGAGCACTCGCTGACATTCGGCGGCTTGGGGATTATGGACGAGAAAAGTGAAGGCGAGAGCATCAACTATGACTCGCCGGTAGAAGGCTTCCTGAACACCTACACGCACACCGTGTTTGCGAAGGGTATACGCATCACGATGGAGCAGTGGTCTGACGACCTCTATGGTGTGATGGAAGACAGTCCTTCCGAGCTTGGCCGCATGGCCTACGCCACGGAAGAGACAACTCTGTCGAACCATTTCAACAACGGCTTCGACAGCAGCTACACAGGACCGGACGGTAAGGAACTTTTCGCGACCGATCACGTTCGCGAAAACGGAGCTTCCTATCGCAACGAGCTGTCGACAGCTGCCGACCTCTCGACGACAAGTCTTGAGCAGGCTCTGATCGACTTCAGGAACTTCCGTGATGGTGGTGGCAAGCGACTCCAGGTCAAGCCGGAGACGCTGCTCGTGTCGCCCGACAATCAGTTCAATGCTGCTCGCATCCTCGACAGCAACCAGACGCCAGAGGACAACACCAACGCCGTACAGCCGGTCAACGGCCTGGGCCTGACAATGCAGGTCTGGGACTACCTGACCGATACGGACGCCTGGTTTCTCCTGGCATCGAATGACAACCACAAGCTCAACCTGTATGAGCGCGAATCGTTTACGACTTCGGACGTTTACGATTTCGATACGGGTGATATCAAGTTCAAGGGCTTGTTCCGTCAGTCTAGTGGCTGGGCAGATCCTCGCGGTGTGTTCGGTTCACCTGGAGCGTAACGAAACCTCGCCAGCAGTGTAGACTCGCTGGTATGACAGAGGGGGGTGAGTAGCTTCGGCCAAAGCCCCCGTCTCCAATTCTTTCTTGAGGAAACAATGGCAAGACTTGATAAAATCGACGGCAGATGGGTCAACCTGGAGAAGCCTGGAGGCCAGGTTTTCTTCATAGGCGGCGGCACGCCTGCCGTCAATGGCATCGGTGCCTCTGATACATACAAGGGCACTCGGCCAGAAGAACCGTTGAGCACGCTGTCAGGTGCTCATAGCGCGGCTGTCTCAGGTCGGGGAGATACGATCGTTTTGCTGCCGGGCACATTGACGCTCACGTCATCCGTGACGATCAGCAAGGATGATATCACCATCGCAGGACAGGCAGGAGACTCTCCTATAAAGCCGTCTGCGATCACGTTGAATCTGAGTTCAACGGGTGATGGTATCGGTGTAACGGGTGCCAACTGCGTGATCGAAGACTTGCATTTCAATGCCAGCTCAGCGGCAAACACGTCGCGCATCGATGCTGGTGCAGCAGGCTTGACGGTCAGGGACTGCACGTTCCAGTGTGGAAGCAATGATCTTGAAACGATCACCATTCCGGCAGCTGGTTTGCATACGACCGTCATCCGTAACCGGTTTGTGATTACAGCGAACGGGCCGGATGCGGCGATCGAGATTGAAGCCGCTGGTGCCCATCACATCACGATCACTGACAACCTGTTTATGGGTCAGAACAACACCAATCAATGGGATACGGGAGCGATCAATTCCGGCGTAGCCCATCTCGATTGCTATGTCGCCAGGAACGTGATGACGGATGGTGAGGCCATCATCTTCTCCGCAGCAGCTACGGGAATGATCGAAGGGAACATCATGGGATACGGCACATTGGGATCGATGCTTGATCCTGGCTCTTGCATGTGTGCCGAAAACTATGAGGCTGATGCAATCAATCAGTCTGGCCGACTCTTCCCTGATACAGTCGCTTCGTAAGGAGAGTGATGTATGGCTGTATCTGAGAATGCAAAAGCGTTCATCACCCATCAATGTAACGAGCACGGTCGAACAACAGATGACGTGGCTCGTCGGTGGAGCAACACATACCCCGATGACACTTTCACTGTTGCAGAAGCGAATGCTGTACTTGGCCTGAAGCCTGCCAAGAAATCCAAGAAGGCGAAGAAGGTGAAGAAGGCCAAGTAGACACCAGCAGGAGGGGCACTCCCTGGGAGTGCCCCTCCCTTGAAAATGACAATGAGGAAACTTTCTAATGGCTGCACCGACGCCTAGCACCTATTCGCGGAATGTCGGTCACGCTGGGTTCCTGAGTTGGAATGCTGTTTGGGCAAACACCGACCAGATGGCTGATGTAGTTGTGCTCGACCTGTCGGCCCTGGACTACACGTCATCGCTGACGATTCAGCGTGTGATCTGGATGGCGACGAGCGGGATCGAGTTCACTCTGGAGTTCAAAGACGACAGCTCCGATGAGTTTCTTTTGAGTTCGGCACTTGCGCCAACGGATCAACAGGATGTCGACTTCACCTGGAACGGCCTGGAGGGAGCAGTGTATACCGGCTCCGGCGGGACCGGCGACCTGGTGATAACGAGCACGTCAGCTGCATCGGCTGACGAGATCAACCTGTTCATTTGGTACCGGGTGGATTGATGGCATGGCGAAAACACTTGGGGCGACGATCAATGAAGCTCTCCGCGTAATAGGCGAGCCGGACATCACCGCGTTTACCAGCGCGAACCAGCTTCAAAATCTGCTGATAGACTCGGCCAACGAGGCTGTACACGACCTTCTGGAAGCTGCCAGGTATCGGTGGGGACTGAGTCGTGATGCGTTTCAG